GCCTGCTCTTATCGTTCCTTATGGTCCCTCTTTACGATAGGCCGGCTCTTATCGTTCCTTATGGTCCCTCTTCACGATAGGCCTGTTCTTATCGTTCGCTATGGTCCCTCTTCACGATAGACCGGTTCTTATCGTCCCTTATCGTATGTTATGGTCCCTCTTCACGATAGGCCGGTTCTTATCGTCCAGTATCGTATGTTATGGTCCCTCTTCACGATAGGCCGGTTCTTATCGTTCGCTATGGTCCCTCTTCACGATAGGCCGGCTCTTATCGTTCCTTATGGTCCCTCTTCACGATAGGCCGGTTCTTATCGTTCGCTATCGTCCCTTATCGTATGTTATGGTCCCTCTTCACGATAGGCCGTCCCTTATCGTTCCTTATGGTCCCTCTTCACGATAGGCCGGTTCTTATCGTTCGCTACGATCGATACCAGAAAGACATCTACATGCGATGCGTTTCTAACGATTTGTTCAATGCTTGGAATTGAAAGTTATCCTTACGAAGTGATTTAAAAATATTCAGGATATTATAATACGATTTCTGATATGTACAATTGTGAGAGATGCGGTTACGTCTCCAAACGAAGTTTCGATTTACGACGCCACTTGAACCGTAAGATACCATGCTCGCCAAAACAGGACTGTCCGTCTCGCAGCATCGATATAGAGGTGCCTCCTCCAATTTGCTCCACGACTTCCAAGCACAATGCCACGGTTTCGCCTCAGGCGATACCTCCTAAACGATCGACCCAAATAACTTGCACGTTGTGTAAAAAAACCTTGTGTTCGCCGTGGTCGTTTTCACGACACAAAAAAACGTGCAAAGGGGTCGAAAGCACCGTGTGCCCGATTTGTTCGAAGCGATTCAGCTCGCGCGACGTTCGAAACAAGCACATGAAACATGTAAAATGTACTCCATCGGTTAAGGTCCGTATCGTTCCGGAGCATAATCCAACGTCTTCGTCCATTATCCACCATACGACCAACAATATCAACACCATCAACAACATCAACAACATTGACAATTCGCAATATGTGAACATCCAAATCAATTTCGGAGAAGAGACCCTAGAGAAATTGTGCAAACATCCGGACTATTTGAAGCGGATGGAGGACATCGTCCGATTGGGTAAATACGCGATCCCTCAACACATATCGGACATTTACTTCAACGACTCGTTTCCGATGAACAACACCATCATCAAAACTCGTCATAACGATCGATTCGTCAAGATCAAAACCGGTGAAAACAAATGGGATTTGCGAGCGGTGGACGATGTGTACAAGGTGCTTACCGAACGCATGGAGAGCTACATGACGCCCTACTTCAACCATGTCGAAAAACAGATGGAGAAGATCTACGACGAAGATCGAAACACCTTCAAGCAACTCACCCAGAGCATCCGTGAGTTCGGCCACAAGGTGCTGTGGTTAGATTGGAAGTGCGACGACATTCGACAAATCGGTGTGGAGCTGAACGAGCCGTACTGCGACGCGAAGCGACATCGTCGCATTCAAGAGATGAAGTCGATGCTGCTGGAGCACGTGTACGACAAAACACGCGAGATGTTGTCTCTCAAGTAAGGGTTTAGGGTCGACCGTGTCCTGTAAAATAAAAATTGACTTAAAGCCTTTTTAAGTACATCGATACGAAAGGTACCCCAAAACACAGAAACCCATCATGGACGAGACGTTCAAATATCCACAGTTCAAGGCGACGTCTTACCGCATATCCACCATCACGGTCACCGGTGGGATCGAGTCGGACGTCGATTTGAACGCGCTATACGATGTGATGGTCGCGCATCCACGAGACGCGGTCCATTACATCGAGTACGGGATGAGTAAGCACGATCTCAAGTCGTACGGAACGAAGAAAGGCGCACCCACAAGGAAATCGAAATCGAAGACCGTATCCGAAAAAGCCCAGACCTCCAAAAAGCGATTCGACAATCAATTAACCATCGTGTTTATGATGGAGAACAACATGTACAACACCAAACTGTTCAAGAACGGAAACGTACAAATTACCGGTGTGAAGGACGTCGACGCAGGTAAACGCGCGATCGACACGTTAATCGTGATGTTGAAGGATCTGCACAACATTTCGAAAGAGAACTGCAACGTCTCCATTTTGAAAAACATCGAAAAAGTTGTGAACACGAATTACAAAGTACGTTTGATCAACAGTGATTTTCGAGTGAACTTCGAGATTCGTTTGGATCATCTTTTCCGAGTGATCACACAACAATACAACATTGTGTGCAGCTACGAGCCGTGTATTTATCCAGGAGCGAAGGTGGAGTACTACTATCCGAACGACGGCATATGTCGTTGCAGCGGCATGTGCAACGGAAAGTCGGACGAATGTAAAAAAATAACGATCGCGGTGTTTCAAAGCGGGTGCGTGATCATTACCGGAGCGAACTGCGTGGAGCACATCAACGCGGCTTACGAATTCATATGTCGCGTCTTGGATGTGAACATGCAAGAAATCTATCGTCATCGTTTGAAGCCGTCTTCGCAGAGTCAGCTTGCGGAGGTGATGTCTCGTCTTCAACTCACGCCACAGACTGCGTCTTGAACAGACGTTCGAAATTTTGGTTCAGCGTGTCCAGTTTGTCACAAACTCCCTTCAGTAGATTGGCCACGCTCTCTCCGTTGTCGGATTTGAGGAACATGTTCAAGCGATAGTACAAGGGGTCCACCGCTAATATCTGATTGGTATCTACAGATTCGTCATCGGTCTCGTCCTCGTTGTCCAACGCTTCGAACTGCTTTCTTTTGACTTGTCCGCCTTCCATCACGTCGTCATCGTCTTCTTCCGTCTCCTCGGGACGGTCCTCCTTAGGCGCACTCTCTTCGGGGAGGTCCTCTTCGAGAGGACTGTTCGACTCGACGACGTTCGACTCTTCTACCATCGTGGGCTCGTCGCTCGGCTTTTCTTCCGAGATCGGAGGATCCTCTGGTGGAGGTTGAGGTTCGTCTTCCGAATCGCTGTGATTGATGTATACGAATTTGCTGTCAGGATCCATGATGTTAATTTATATCGTATAAAAAAAATGCACACTCTTGTCCGCATATACGAATGATAAAAAACCGTTTCGTTTTTTTTGAAGGTTGTAAACGAGCGATCACCGTGAGTGGAAGAACCAATCGTTTTCACACAAAATTTTCTATTCGAACTATAACAAAGGATGGAGCAGTATCTCTACGCGTTGATGCTCGTCTTCGTGGGACTCGGAGTACGTAAATCCATTTCAAAGAGCGATTGGGTGGTGATTGTGATGTGTGCGCTCACGCTGGTATTTGCATGCGTCGCGTGTACCACGACTTCGAAAAAGATAGTGGAGCCGTATGTGGATTACGCGAACACTATCGTCAACCAAGATTACGTCGAACCGATCGTAAAAGAACCTACCTCCAAAGATCATGATGTGATAACTCGTGGTTTGGAGTACTACGTGTCTTCGTATAATCCGGAGCTCATCGATTTCACGAACGACATCATTTATACCTCAAATGGTTCCAACTTGGATCCTGGGAGCAAACGTACCGCGGCCATCTCCAAACAGCGATTGTTGAATCACAAGTACAATCAACACTTCGGCTTCAAGGTAGACGGTGAAGTGATCGGTCTCCCTTGCGATCACGTCTTCACAGCGGGATACAACAATTTCACGGTGGCTTTTTTCACTAAATTGGGTGTGCGTTCGTACGTAGAAGGTGCTAGCAATCGATACAGTATGTTTCGAATGAACGCCCGCAATCTGTCCCAATTCGTGTTTTTGGAGCTATTCTTCCATTTTAAGAAATCCGCTTTGAATCCTGATATCGAAATTGTGTTGGCCGGGAAGCGTAATGCGAAACTGGTGTACACCTACAAGTACGAAGATTATCTGAAAAATAAACTGTTCGCGAACGACGAGTATCACTCCTTTGTGCTCACGAAGGAGGATTTTATGGTCAAACTGTACATGGACGGCCACCTCATCATCGACTGCTCCGAAGAGTCCTGCTTCGAATCGACCAAACTCAGCTTGGAGGACAACGACACCGAGATCATTCCATCCTCCACCCCTTTCAAGTTGAACCACAACAACTCGGGACGATTCCACTTTTGGATGACCGCGTTCGCAATCTATCCCTCCAGAGTCTTCCAAAAGGTCGAGATAGACGAGTTGCACAAATACCTACTGAACACCTACTTGGAGACCTCCCCAGACATGCAGCGATTACACTCCGAACTCGACTCCGCGAAGAACACCCTCGAGCAGTACTCCAAGTCGTGTCCCTATCCTCAAAGCGTCTGTGAGAGCACCAAATGTGGTTCGGTGCGCGATTGGAAGGACGTAACCCAACTCACTCGTAACCCCGCGTGCTTTCGTCAGATAGTGGGATTCTGCGACACGAACAAGGAGGACAATCCGGTCGGTTGCGCGTTCACGAACAAAGACGCCGTGTTCCAAATGGCTTCCGCGATCGACGACAACTTATTCTACTACGACAAAAACAACGAAGACGGGAACGTGAAGAATCTGTCCTCGGTAACAGGGAAAAAGAGCGACGTTCGCGATGTCTATCTGGACAAATCCTTGTCCATGTCCGGCTCGATGAACAAGGCGTTGAAGAACACGTTGGACGAGCTCATGAAGAAAAACCATATGGACGTCGAGACCGTGAACGCTAGTCCGAGCTCTTCCACAGTGGTGTCCAAGATCGATTACGACAATCTGCTGGACAAAACGAGCACCGGTATCCCGACGTTTCGAGAAATATACGATCATTTGATGCAACGCGAGACCTTCGTCGATCAAGAAATGATCTCGGAGGAAGACGAGGACGAGTACGAAGATTTCGATGAGGAGGGGATCGACGAAGAGGACGACGACACTCGTAGTTCTCGATACGAGTACTTGATCAAACGTTATCGCGCGTTAACCGCGAACAGGAATTGAACCCGACGGATACGCGTTTCTACGCATACGCGCTTCCTGCGTGACGATGTCGAAAACGGGTGACTCGCGCTTCGGATACGTCAAAGTGCGATATGGGATCGAAACGTTCGGGATGGCGATGCGTGTGGTGCGAACTCCCTCCGTGAGGGTGTTGTAGGTAACTTCCACGTAAGGCAAAACCGTCGATCCGTCGTGGTCGAGATAACTGTTCGGCGTCTCCAATTCGATGCGGAACTCGGTTTGGTTCGGCTTTAGAAGCACACTACCCGCGTTGACGCTGTTTTCGAACGCGATTTTGTAGTTGGGAAACGGGAGTCCGGATCCGGTAAAACCGGAACGACGCTCGACGGGTGACGCGGCCTTGTAGTGAACGAGCGAGTCGCGAAGCTTCGAGTTCACATGCACGTCCACAACGACACGATCCTCGTCTCTAGTGATCGTACCGTTGCAGTATACGTTATCGAATTGAGCATACATCTTACTATGCAGTTCGAAAAAAAAAATGATTTGAGGAGAAGTCAATCTGCATCATACGTACAGTAAGTCATCAAGCATGTGGGACATGACGAAAGTCGATATCGAAAAGATTTACAACATAGTTGATTATTATACCAATAATCTACAACAGGACGTGAATGATTTGCACATCAACATGCAAGAGATGCTGTTGAACAACCACTACGACGAAGAAAGCTTCAACAACTATTTGTGGGAGCTGAACGAACGTTCGTACGTGTTACTAAAGAAGCATTCACTGAAGTTATTGTTAATCGAAAATTTACGTTAATACTTGCGACCTAAACCCAGCCCCTTAGGGGTTTTGTCGGTTTGAAAGGTGCATGTGCGCGCGTTACATTCTTGAACGTTACGCTCAGGGAGCATCGTTCCGGGCTCCGATTTGTCGAAACAGTCGGTGCAACCCGACGACATTTCCGCAATGGACTGATTTTTCCCCATCAACGTGGTCGCGTTTTGGATCATGTATTGGCGAGCTTCGTAGCTACTGGCGTTGTCACCGTTACGCAGTTTCATTTGGTATTGGATCGTACACCGAGGACGATAGTCTGTGAACGATCTGCCGTCGTGCATCATGTTGAAGCAAGGTTGCGGAGACGTTGGCTTCATGTGAAACGTTTATTTAATACATAAGAATATAAAATGTCTACTCGGAAAGTAGACGTTGAATCAACTCCGCTTTGTTCCCTTTCAAGTTTGTGGATCCGCGTTCCTTGAGGAGCGTTCGGAGCTCATCGTTTGTTTTCTTCGCGAGCAGCGCTTTGACCTCGTGGGTTTCTAAAGGTGGAAGAGGGTCCTCTTGCGTATCCAGCTTCTCTACCGTCGTGTCCTCCTCGACGGCGGAACTAGTCGTGTCCTCCTCGACGGCGGAACTAGTCGTGTCCTCCTTGACGAAGGAGGAACTCCCCATAGTCGTGTCCTCCTTGACGACGGCGGAACTCCCCATAGTCGTGTCCTCCTTGACGAAGGCGGAACTAGTCGTGTCCTCCTTGACGAAGGAGGAACTCCCCATAGTCGTGTCCTCCTCAATGGAAACGTTGTAAGCGGGCTCGTTCGCTTTCTCCTCCGAAGCGTCGCTGAGCACCGCGCGCAACATGTTGGCGAGCTCCGCGGAGTGAATGGATTCGTCGTCGTCTTCGTCCTCACCCCAGATCTCGTTGGCCTCTTCGAGTTTCTTGGCTGCGACGAAGACGGCACCGTCGTTTTGCGGAACGGGACGAGCGCATATCGTTTGATTTCCGTTCATGTCCTCTCTGATTTTTGCGATATCCGTCTCCAAGGCTTTGATGTACCGATACAAACAGTACATTCCGGCGACGAATATGGATAATACGACTATGTTGTTTACGGATCGGATGTAAGATCGCATCGAGGATTTAGGCATTGCTTAAGAATTTGTACTAATGTTGGATTTTAGTTCGATGGTTTTAAACTCGTTTCAGTATGGCTTCTTTGATTTCGATGGCGTGATCCACAATTTGTGGATCGAACTCTTTGCGAAGCATCTCCAGCGCGATGTACTGTTTGGACACCCCTTTGGTCAACTTGTAGGGAAACCTCACCACATTACCACACTCGTCCTGCTGAGCTTCCATGCGCATACATCGGTAACCGGACAATCGCGCCAAATAAGGATAATGAGTCGTGATGATCACACCGCAGTTGGGCAGTTGCGCCAACGCGCTGAGGATCGCGTAGGCTCCCGCGACCCCCTCTACGACGTTGGTGCTGTTGAAGATTTCGTCGAAGATGAGCAGCGCGTAGCGATCGGACGAGAGCGCTCTCGCTCGTTCCAATCCGAATCGACAACGATGCATCTCCGCTTGGAACAGAGACTCCACCCCCTTGCAGTCTGGTATGTTGATTTGCGTATTGATCCATGAGAAAGGAGTCAAACGACACTCGCTCGCGTACGCGTGACCGATCGTTTGAGCAAGCAGTACGTTCGCGGCGACCGCCTTCACGAGCGTGGATTTTCCGGCCGCGTTGGGTCCGGTGATCAAGCAGTTGGATCCGTCCACACGGAAATCGTTGAGCACGGCGTTAGGTAAAGTCGGATGGCGTACCTCGCGCATACCGACGATCGCACGATCGCCTTCGGTAACGTACTGCGCTTGACAAAGCGTCCGTGTCGCGCGCGCGATGATCACGTCGGCCAAGGTAGCGTTCATCAACGTGTCGAATCGGTCGAACTCCTCCATCGACGATTTGAGTTTATGATACACCACCAATCGATCGCCTACAAGGAGCGAGCAGCACCGTTCCTGAAGCATGCATTTCAGATTCACGAGCGTGCGCTCCGCTTTGGTCGCCTGTGCTTCTCCCTCGCATACGCGCATGAGCGCCATCCCGGCCTTCGCGTAGGTGCACACCGCGTCCATACGAGCTCGAAGATGCTGACAGACCCGCCACGCTTGGATCGCGGACGTCGTGGTACCGAGCACACCTTGGGCGTACATGAACAGAGACAAGCCCATAGACACCGCCTGTATTCCGGCTACGGTACGCCCTTGTTGAATCAAGAGCACGAGCGAGCGCCACAGTACCGAGAGAAACTCACGAAAAGAAAATCGCATTTTGAAGCGTCTCACTAAGACGACGTACGGTATCAAAAAGTAAATCAAAGGAGACAACACCCCAATCGTCGGGGAGACCACGATTTGATAAAAATTGAGCACGTTCAGCATGGTGGCGGAGTCGTTCATGGCCAACGCTCGAAATAAAATAAAGTTGAAGTACACTGCGGAGGTTCCGTCCAACTCTCCTTGGCTAGTGCTCGCATGCTGAGCCTTGACCCACGCGACGTCGTCCTTGGTACGACGTACGACGCTCACGTGTTCGTCGATCAGTCCGTTTGCGTCGCGTTCGCGTAGCTCCGAGAGCCGACGTTGATAAGCTCGCAACACACCTGCGTCCACAACGGGAGTGGCGAGGCGATCGCGTATTTGATCGCGAGATCCATCCGTAGGGGCTTCCTTTGAGATCAGTTCGAAGATCGTATCGTCCGTAGTGTGGCGATAGGAGTGGAAAAATTCTAAATCGTTATACACGTCGGGACCGACCACCTCCATGCGTTCTTATTTGAAGGTGGAAGATTCGAGTTTCCTTTAGACAATTTTCACGAGCTTTTTGAAAATGAGCCAATACGCGGAGACACCGAGCACGATGTAGAGCACGATCTCTACGAAACTTCCGGCGAACAGGGGGTTCTCGAGAGGATCTCGAAGGAAGTACATCACGTGGATTACCGTTTGCAACACGATCATACGCGCTAGGTCCTCCGCGAACGGCACGTATTCTTCGCTTAGTAAATCCGACAAATTGAATGTAGTCACTTGGAAAAAATTTGAAGGTCGAGATTCCACCATTGTGGAAATTTAAGTATTTAAACTAAAGAAATAAATATTTTACTACAGGATGATCGAGTCATTCGGAATTCGCTACAAAGGCCGATTCGTTATCATGAAGCGTGATCCAACCGAGTCCACACGTTCGTTTCTCCATCGATATTGGTGGGTGGTTCAACGCAAGGAGGGTACGATCGAGGACAACATCGCGGCATCGCGATCCTTCGTGAGCGAGCTATTGTTGGGCGTTTCCTACTGAGAGACTACGCGCCCTTCTCTTTACGGAGAGGAGCCCTTCTTGCCGTAGGTGCGTTTTTTGCGTCCGCCCTCGAGCGAAGCCGGCTCGGCGGTGGGGACGTTCGCCTCGTAGCACGCGCCGCCGACCACCGGTTTCTTCGCAGCGGTCGATTTCTTTTTGCTTGCTTTCGAAGCGGGAGCGATCTTCTTGGCACCTTGCGCATCGAGGTACTTACGAAGCCCGTTCTGAGCAAGGACGATTCCGAACGGGACCGAAAGCTTGGCGAGCTCCGTCGTCATACTTCCGCCGCGAGCGGATGCGGAACGAGTAGCTGCGGGCGTCTTCTTCGGTGGCATATTTTTTATATATTGTGCTTATTTTTTTTCAATCCGAGAAGTGTTCTTCTCCCTCGTATACTTTTCGAAACCGTACGGAGCGCATAATCACGTCGACAAAATCCTCTGATTTGGCGCGTTGCATCAAGGGGGTGTACGCGTAGTCCTCCTTCAGTTCCTCGTAGAAGTCGAGCAAATCTTCCAGACAGTGGTCCAATAGGAGTTGGATGAGTTCGGAGCGATACATGGATGCGGTTGCTTTCCGTTCAACTAGGTATCTACGACGGCCATCACGAATAGTATTTAAATACTATATCCATCCTGCTGTAGAGGTTTTTCATGGACGAGCGAACAAAGAGACGATTGTGGAATCGTCACGAAGACCTCATCCGTTCCGCTGCGGAACGCATCGTAATCGGCCTGCGTACTCGACTATGGATGTACAAAACGATAAACGCTTCCTTCGTGGTGGATGAACAGAACTTGTACGACGACGTGTGCGAATACCTACTTCATACGACTCGCGGTTAGCATGTAAATGATCACCGCTACAAACAGCGTGTACAACAACATGATACAGGCGCCGACCGCGACCAAACAAGTGCGCAGCTCTCGATAGAGCGCTCGAACCAAAGGCGCGACCAAATGACGACGCAGCGTGTCTTCCAAATCGGGGCAGCTTTGGAAGAGCTCTTGAAAGGGACCGTCAGAGCCGCTTCCCCCCATATTTTAGTCTTTACGCGTACAAAAATATTTCACTTTTGTCTTGTCTTAACTGTAAGGTTACCCGAGAGGGCGTTACAGCGACAGGATGTCTCCATTGGATTTCGTGCTACGCGACGTGTACGTGAAAGGAGTGTATGCGGGTCGAATGGTGATGCGGTGCCCCCCCGAGTCTAATTTTCGAGACTTCACCGAATTCGAGAGACAACACAGGCAGATCGATGCAACGGCGATGTCGAGCGTTGTGTTAAACGCGACCGCGGTGGAGATCCATTTGCAACTACGGGGCTCTCCGGATTTGTCGGAGTGTATGGAGCACGAACGTTTCGATGTGACGGTTCGACTTTCCGGCTTCGACGACATCCACTCGAAGCACGTTTATCGACTCCAATCTGTGAAACGCGCGCACGTGTCGACGCGCGAGGCTCCCGAACCTCCGGAACCGGATAGAGGCGAACTGCGTGATCTCGTACGCGAATTGCAAGAAGCGATGACTCTGCAAATTCAAATCCTAAATCGGCGCAACTCGTTAGACATGAATTACGCGGATGAGTTGACGGAGGTTGTTGAGTTTCTAAAGAAAAAAAATAGTCGATATATATAAAACTAGGATCCATACATGGATACGCGATCAATCTTGCAAGGCCTGGTGATTCTCGTATCTGCGGCCCTGCTTATCTATTTGGCATACGACTACTACAACAACAAGACGGCGGATTTAGAGTCGTTCGAGGATTTCGCGCCTCTTGTGGAGGAAGAGGATGAGACCCACGAGCAGCCGGCCCCGATGATGGATGCGACGGAGGCCAAACCTCAACCGGTGCCTACACCCACGAAAAAACCTCCGGCCGCAAAGGACTGCTTTCCCAAGGACAAGTTGACTCCCGAGGATCTGCTCCCTAAAGACGCCGCGAACTCTGAGTGGGCACGCGTCAACCCCGCAGGCCAAGGTGACGTGAAGAACCAAAACTATCTCACAGCGGGCTACCACATGGGCATCAACTCGATCGGTTCCACGCTTCGCAACCCGAACCTTCAACTTCGCTCGGAGCCTCCCAACCCTCAGGTCAAGGTGTCTCCGTGGCTTCAGACCACGATCGATCCGGATCTGAACCGTCGCCCCCTAGAGATCAACGGTTGCAGCTAAATCTAAAAGCTACTTAAAAAAAACGAGGTTAACCATGCATCAAAAGATATGAATCAAGAGCTGCTCCTCGTATCCTTAACAAAATACTATCAACATGCACCGGAACAACGCATTCGCAAGATTGTCGACATCATCGAGGGTCGTTCGAGTATATCGCTACGACTGATCGATTGGTACGTTACAAACTATTGCAAAACCAACAACATTGTTTTGTTAGACGCCGCCACTTCCGAGTACTTCAACGTGTATATGAATTATCGCTCGCAACTGAAAGCGTTCAAGAAAATCCAGTTCGATCCCTTCCGTCGTAGAGATCGGATCATGTTTCCCTACGACGAGGACAAAGTGCTCCACACCACTATCGGTCAACTGAATTTTTTCCGATGGGCCATCGAACATAAGATCATCGACACCATCGAGCGAAATCTCTCCACCATCGAACGGGACATGATGTTGGTGCACAGCGAGGAGCCCGTCTTGAAACAGACCACCGTGCCGCCGTCTTCCTCGATCAAAAGCATGACCACGTTCAACGGGTCCACGCTCATCTCTTTCGAGTGATAGCTTAGAAATCGTCGTTCACCGCAAACGACGCGGACGTTCGCTCGTACACGAGCGACTTCAGAGTTTCCATGGTCTCGTACGCTCCGTCGTAGAAGCAGAAGGGAAACACGGTGGCTCCGGTGGTCGTGCGAAGCTCTTCAACAAGTGGATCGGGGTCCTCCAATGTGGAGACGTCTATTTTTGAAAAATCGTTCGCGTCCGTCAGCATGGTCGACAGCCATTTCTCGATGCGAACGCAGTCGCGACAACCCGGCACGCCGAACACCACGATTTTGTTTTGGGTCAGATACTCTTGAAGCGATTCACCGCGTGCGGTCATGAGTTTCTAATATATATTACGAAGGTAATATCTTCCAGTCAAAGACGCGGGATGAAACGTATCGGTCTTCTGCTCAAGAAACCGGAGAGCGTTTTCTCCAACGGCTGCGTGCAACAACCGTTGTTCCTTCGCAAATCCCTCGTAAACGCGGGTTTCGAGGTTGATTTTTTGAGCACGGAGAAGGACTATCGCGAGTTCGAGTTCACGCGTGATCCGATCGTATTAACCGACTCGACCACCGACTTTTCGGCGTACGCGTGCGTGGTCCTCGCCTCGGCAGTGCTGGTGGAGAACGAGAACAACGCTCCCTATCTTCGCAACATGGAACGCTACGGGGTGCACATCGTGAGTTTCATCTGCGGGAACATATACGTGCTGTTGCAGGAGGAGTTCGTCTTCTCCAAACACAACATCATGGCGCACTATATCCAACCCTACAAACACCGTAATATGATCATGGAGATGTACGACTACGCGAGCGAGTATTTGAACGTGTTGTCCGATACAAAGACCGACGTGGTCCCTTACGTTTGGGATCCGGACGTGATCGACTCTTACGTGAAATCCAATCAACTTCTTCAACGTCTCGGGGACGATCGCTCGAAGATCAACATCATGATTTGGGAGCCCAACATGAGCATCCACAAGAACGCCTTCGTGCCTTTGTTGATCTGCGAGGATTACTATCGACGCTACGGTAATCTGAACAAAGTGTACCTGGTATGCTGTCAGGACATTCAGAAAAAACACCCCGAGCTCACGAGTCGATTGCGCATCTTCAAGGATAACCGCGTGGAGTCCTTCGGGCGTATCATCATGCCTTACATGATGGACATTATTAGTCGTAACAACAACTATCTGTCCGTCACGCTCAGCTACACCATGTTGAACTCGTTGAACTTCCTCCATTTGGAAATGATGTATCTAGGTGTTCCGATCGTGCACAACAACGAACCGTTCGAGAAGAACGGGATGTACTACAAAGACTACGCCTTGCGAGACGGAGCGGATCGACTGGAGGAGGTTCGCAACACCTTTTCGAAAAAAGACTACATGGAGCGTTGCGCGTCCATACTCGAAACCTACGCCTCTTGCAACACCGAACGAGTGGAACGTTACCGTAGCATCTTCGCAGAGATGATGCGCACCGAGGAGACCCCCCTTTCGACTCTCCGTAGCGAGGAGACACCCCTTTCGACTCTCCGC